ATAAATGAGCACACGACGAGTGACAAGATCTATGACGAAAATGAATCTTAATCCAAAACTCAAAGAAGAGGGAGAAAAAAAACAAAAAGAAATGAAAATGAGACGGGAGAAAACTAAAAAAAAAAACAGAAAGAGCGTAAAAATCGTGAACAAAATGCAAATGAAATGATGAAAAAAATACCTAATCTTCCAAACGATATTATAGAATTGATCAAGTCAAAACTACCACAAAAGACTAAAAATGAACTTCAAATGTTATCTAACAAATCAAATGAAGGTAAATATTTTAATTATAAATTACAATCTGCAAAAAACAGATTTTTTCAAAAACAAAACGAAACTGTTCAAAAAAAACATTAGACAAGAGGAATTTGATCAATGGAAAACAGTGACACTAAATAACAACAAGCTTATGAAAGAAGGAGGTTTGATTATAATGAAACTTTTGAAGGGTTTGATAACAAATGAAATATCTGTCAATAACTCTAACGAATTCGATATAACAAGAGTCTCGTCGCTTGATTACGCGATGCTTACTTTCAAAATGGATGAAGGACTACAAGACTTGATTAAGAAGTATAATAAAGTGTTTCAAGAGTTTGTAAGTCTGTACAAATTCAAATTGTTCATCTATAAGTATTTAGACATGAAATATTCACCTTATTTAATTGAGTATTATAGAATTGTACCAAAATATTTGGACGACATTGTACGTGATATAATTAGAGAACTAAAACAAGAATATAAAAACGATGAAGACAAATTAAATAAAACAATAATGAATCTTAAAAATAGAAGAAATTTAAGATATGATAAATGGGGACGAGTAGAAGACGATGGACCAACAATCTTTTCTATTCAAACAAAGTATGCTGTTATGTTGAAACCGGAATTCTTTCGTCCAGTCGTGTGGTCTCTTGTTCAAAGACAACTGCATCTAACACCGTCCCCAGCGCCATCATCCGCAGCATCAACGCCTGAACATGGTTACTATTCTGATTAGACATTCTTCAGATTATATTTGGAATCCAATTTTACGATTGGCACAATGATTTACACCCTTTGAGATTTAAAACGGAATAAAAAACGACTTACGTACAATATACTTTCTATCATAAAGAATTCAAATTTCATTATCAGTGATTCTTAATAAAAAATTATATACCCAAGATTTACAAGAGGATGTAAAGTCTCTACTTTAGAAAACGATTTAAGACTTGTGCCATTTTAAATCTCCAAGGGTGTAAATACTTCTCACATTTTGCCATAGAGGGCCTTATGTTGAAAGTTTACATTGATTGTCGGGAGACGCAATTAATAAATCTGTTTGTTGATACGGAAATCGATATCATACAAAAACAACTTGATGTAGGTGATATTATGATTACAAACGAAGAAGATGTAGTGTTATGTATAATCGAGAGAAAAACATTGAATGATTTACTTGCTTCCATTAAAGATGGAAGATATAAGGAGCAACATTCAAGATTAGTCACTCATTTTCATTTGAAAACTATTTTGTACATACTTGAAGGTTATGTGTCATTTGAATCTCTCGAAAACAAGAGTATTGAGAGTTCTATCATTCACACATTGTTTCGAGATGAAACCAAATTGTTATTTACCAGAAATGTAAACGATACTTTTTTTGCGATTCAAGCAATTATCGACCGTATAATTAAACATCCTGAATATTTCCAGGTTCAAAGCATATCAAACTCGGATGAACGAAATGTATGTTTTTTGGCAAAGAATTTGAAAAAATCATCGAATGATTCGAAACAAAATGTAAATAAACAGCTTTTTTGTCAACTTCCCGGGATTTCGATTCAGTCAGCATCTGCTCTTCAAGAAAGGTTTGGTTCATTTGTACAGATGTTTACCGAGCTTAAAGACCTACCTGAAGATCAAAAAATCCGAGAGTTGAACTTAGTGAAGGTGAATGGAAGAAAACTTAATAAATTGATTGTTGGAAACATAATTAAGTACGTGTTCTGAAAAGAAAATCAAAGTGTATATAAATGTTCGAACAAATAAACTGTTTGTACTTCACAATATCGTTTTGTGTTGGAATTTTATTTGTGTATATTTTGAGTCCATCACCAGTTATCGTACAAAAATTTCCTTCGCCTGATAACATTCGCCATACAATTTATAAAGACAAGGCTGATAACTGCTACAAGTATACCGCATCCGAAGTGAGTTGTGATTCAACTGCAATCCAGCAACCTATAATGGAGGATTTCAGGTTAAAATCAAAAAATTAAATTTGCAAATTGAAATGAAAATGTATTGTTCATATTTTTTAAAAAGTATATATTAAAATGATCATTGAATCAGACGCTGCCAAAAAAATAGTATCCATCATTCTTGGGTTGGGTGTTGCTGCGTTGTTTCGTCAGGTTTGCAAAGACGAAAAATGTAAGATAATACAAGGTCCACGTTTAAGCGACATTGAAAAGAACATATACAAAATTGATGAAAGATGTTATAAGTATAGACCTGTGGCTTCCCACTGTTCTTGATAACGTTCTGAACACAATTAGTTCATTTTAGTTCTCGCGCAGAAAACACGCTATCGTATCGTAACCGTGTTTCATAGCAATATCGTATGCAGTTTGTTTTTCATAATTTCTTACTTGTAAATCAGCTCCTTCTTTAACAAGAATTTTTACAATTTCGATAGCGTTCTGATCACAAGCCAAATGCAACGCTGTATTATGTTCATAATCGTCTTGAACATTCACATTTGCACCATTTTGAATCAATTTTTCTACAATGTTTTCAAGTTTTTTTTTATCGGTCATATAAGCATACAAAGCATTTAGCAATGGTGTTTTTCCTATGTTATCTACGGCATTTACGTTGATTTTTTTATCCAATAAGTATGAAACTATATCTGCGTATTCATATTCGCATGCTTTATGTAAAAGAGTATTGTCGCTTTTGTTTCTAGCGTGTACATCCGCACCATGTTGTACCAAGAAGTCAAAAATTTCTAACGTTGATGTTAAAGCTAGAAATAAAGGGGTTTCTTTCGTATAATCATCAACGTGATTCACGTCAGCACCATAACTTATCGCTTCATTTACTAACGTCAAATCGCATTCTAGGATTCCATATTGTAGATCATCATTATACGATGATGAGTGTTGAAACATGTCGTCGTGTATTGAATTGTACTCGATGACTTTAACATTTTCTTGTTCATTTTCAGGAAGTCGGAGGCGAGTAATTGTGTTAGTTTGGACGAATATCATTTTGGGTTGAGTTATGAACTCTGTGTATGTGAGTAGTGTAATGTATCGAAACGTATAATTTGTCAATTTTTTTCAATGAGTTGAGTATTTGACGATGGTTATATGTACATCGTTCAAAAAAAAATTTTTTTAACCATTGTATACTAAAATATACAATGTCGAAATCTACGTACATAAAAGATTTGAAACCAAAACCTCAACAGCAAGAACCAGGACCACCAGCGATTCGTATTTCAGAAATACCTAACGAAAACAGTTCGGAGGCTGATATCACCTTAAATGAAATTATTGATGAGGTAAATGTTCCCGTTGATAAAATGCCAAAGGAAAATATAAAGCCTGTGCACGAAGCTACACAGCAATCAAGTTCTTTACCATTCAATCCAAGCTTGTTTTATAAAGATGCACTTGCACAGCGAGAGATGACTAATCAACTTCAACAACAACTTCTTCAACAACAACTTCTTCAACAACAATTGTTAACATCCGCAATGGAAAAAAAAATAGGTTTTGGAGTGAACTTTATCTTGAACTTAAAAAGAGTATTTCTCAGAGAATTTATGTTCATCATAAGCATTTGTTTATTGTATGTTTTGTTTCAAAATTTCAATGTACTTTCTATAATAAAAATTGATAGAATATCTGTTATTCATAGTATACCTTTTCTCAAACAAATAATACTCACGATTGTGTTCGCATTTTTCTCTACGATTTTGAAAATATATGTGTAATCAAAAACCACAAGAAAATAATCAAAGAAATGGAATGACGTATGATATGGTTGACCGTGACATTTCCAAGAATTTGAAAAACTCGTTGTATTTCGATATAGCTGCAAACGCAGCGAAAAAGTCAACGATGAATCAAAAACATGGTTGTGTAATCGTCTTGAAAAACAAAGTCATTTCTACAGCATGCAATACAAAAATACCAGCACACAAGGAAAGCATCCATGCGGAAGTGAATGCTATTATCAAACTAAAGAACAAAAGAATGCAATGTCTGCTTCCAGATTGTGAATTGTACGTTGTTCGGATCGGGAAATCTTCGATGCAGTACCCCTTAAAGTATTCAAAACCGTGTTCAAATTGTGAAAAATATATTCAGTCGAATCGAATTAGAGCTGCATATTATTCAGTAAATGATGAAAATTTATTTTAAATACAAATACACTATCGTAAACGAAAATAGTTGTAAAATCAAGGAACATTGTGTTCATTCGTTTAAATCATGATATAAGGTTATTGTATTAAAACCCTCTTTTTTATCAAAAAACATCTTCTTAAACAATGTAGTTGATAATCTTTGTCTGCGTTGTTTACGATGCATGAAGGAAAAAACGAACATGATTAAAAATAATAAAACGACAATAATATCGTAAATTATATCCATCGGATTTATTTATACTATGTTTTTTTGTGTGATGTAATTCATTTTAATTCCCAACGCATTCACTTCGTTCGTCAACAAATTCATTGAATATGGAATTTCAATCTTTTTTGGTGTTTGAGTTAATATATCGAAATCAGCACTATTTATTTTCTCACCGTTTTTGTCGTCAACTAAAATTGAAAAGTTGTCTGCACGTTCCATCATACTCTCTTTGATAAAGCTTGAAATACCATGTCCCAGTATCGCATTGTTTTCCATCTCACCGATGCGAAGTCCACCACCGTGAGATCTTCCATGTGTAGGTTGTTTGGTTAAATGTTCAACAGGACCACGATCTCTATAATTAATTTTATCACGAACCATATGTTTGAGTCTAAAATAGTACGTTGGTCCAATGAAAATTTCAGTGCTAATTTGTTCTCCTGTAAATCCATTGTACATCAACTCATCACCGTGTTTTTGATAGCCATAGGTCTCCAGATGATTATAATATTTTTTCAGATCAATAGATTCAAATGCAGTCCCATCTATATAGGTTCCATTTTTACAGGCGAGTTTAGACAATACACTTTCAATCAAATGAGCCACAGTCATTCTACTAGGAAAAGCGTGAGGATTCACAATGATATCAGGAACCAAACCATCTTTAGTATATGGCATATCGTGTTGTTCTAGAACCATTCCACAAACACCTTTTTGACCGTGACTACTAGCCATCTTATCACCAAGTTCGGGAATACAAAACTTACGAACCTTCGCTTTCATGTGAAGTGTATCGTCTTTGTTGTATCTGACAACTTTTTCGATTGTTCCACCAAATGATTTATCAGCTATCAATGAAACGTCTCTATATTTGTATCGTTTTCTTTTCTCGGCAAAAACATAATCATTTTCAGATGTTTCCCATTCAGTTTCGATCCGTACTTTTCCAAGATACGCATCATCATCGGTAATATATTGATTTTCTATTGGGAAACCATCTTCATCAATCTTTTCCCAGTTTGCCATTTTTATACCAATTGGTTTGCCTTTTTTTTTCAACTGAATTGGGTTCATGAATATAGTTTTGTTCTCATGATTCTCGGATGATGAATGGTCCTCATTCGAAAGCAACGATTTAAAGCTTGATACGTTAAACATTCCTCTATCAATAGAACTTTTGTTCACTATTATAGAATCCTCTTGATTGTAACCAGTATATGTACAAATCGCAACGATTAAGTTTTCTCCGTTCGGCAATTGATTTTTGTGAACGTATTTCGCCATCTTTGTGCTCACCAAGTTTCTTTGTGGGTAATGTAAAATATACGATGCAGTATCAATTCTGTGATTGAAATTCGTTGCATACACTCCGATCGCTTGTTTTCCTTGTTGTCCAGAAAAAATATTTCTCGGAGCTTGGTTGTGATTTGCGAGCGGAATGGTGTTCGTGTACATGCTTAATGCTAAACATGGATGTATTTCAATATGAGTGTGTTTGTTTGTTTTTTCATGTTCATTCATAGCAATGTACAGTGTGTTTGTTTCAAAACAATCTACATATTCAATAAGCGCTATATGTTTGTTTTTTGAATCATCGTAAGTATATTGATACGTATATCCATTTACTATTTCTGTCCATTTTGAAAGATTGATTGATTGATTGATATCTGATTCTTTGATATTCATAAACAGTGGGCGAACACATCGTCCACTGTCACTAAATATGAAGAGTGTTTCATCATTGATATTCCATGTAATAGATATGAACGTATTCAACTTTCCCTGTCTGCGATAGGATATCAACGTGTTGTACAGTTTGTTTGAATTATTGTGAATTCCGACCCAGTTATTATTGTGCAACACCTTACAACTGTTGTGTGAGTTCATTGGCGTTACTTGGGAAAGTGGAATCATATCAAGCAATTTTAAGCATCGTATGATACTTTCACTATCAGATTCCAAAGTTATCTCACACGAAGCTGCCATGTGTTTTAATAATCCAATATTTGAGCCATCTGGTGACTCAATAGGACACATCATTCCCCATTGGGGTGAATCCAAACGATGCGGCTCAACTAACTTGATGGAACGGTCTATTGGAGTGTTCACACGACGCATGTGGGAAACATATGCATTGTACGAGAGTCTGCTCAAATCTTGTACAATACCTTGCTCTGAAGGATCTCCAGTTAAACCCCAATCACCTTTCATCGATTTGTATAGACCTTCAGAAATAATGTTAGAGCTGAATATGGTTTTGATGTTATCGTCGTTAATTAATTTGGTCCAGTTCTTAGAGTTTCCTATACTGTCAAATTCCTGTTGAATTCTAAATATCGCCGTGTTACGAAATTTGTTATAAAAATCCCTGAAAATATTACCCAAAAGTATCCCAGTCGTATCTACTCGTTTAAACATATAATTATCACGTTTGTTTTGTGGACGTTTTCCGATATTTGTATATACCAATTCTTTTACAAGATGTCCGAGGTAAAGTGCTTTCTGACGAAAGTCGTCACCTATATTAGGAAAAAGATCGTTTAATAATATATATTTTACGTATTTGATATCTTTGAACTTTACAAAATTTGACAAATACTCAAGCGCGTCTTTCGTTGAGTAAATATCACGGGGTTGATTTTCAAAAAACTCTCTTCTGTCTACAACGGAAAGACGCATCAAATTATTCATCTCCGTGTCTTCATATGAAATGTAATTAAGGATCTCTTTATCTGATTCAATCCCTAATGCACAGAATATAATGAACACAGGAATTTCTTTCAAATTGATGTTCATGATGTTCATCCTTATTTTGAAACATTCCGAACGAATCTTACCATCAATTATATCTTTGCATATCCAAAATCTAACTGTTTTAGGGAAAAGTGCTTTATCAACAGAGGTTGAACGAATCATCCCTTCTAACAAATATATTGGGTCAGTGGACTGATTAATAAACAATTTATTTGTGGCGATTCGTTCCTGACTGATTATAACCTTTTCCTTACCATCAACAATAAAATATCCACCTTGATCGTACATACACTCACCAGCATCGTTTAACTGGTTTGTTGTAAGTCCATTCAAAGTGCATAGTTTCGAGAATAACATTATCGGTATCGTACCTATTGTGTGTCCTCCAAAAAAAGAGCTATGGAATACTTTTTCATCTTTTACATATTTGATGTTGATGTCTATTGTTATATCTGAAAAATAATTCAAATTTTGAAGACGTGCAGTGTTCGGTAGTAAATCAGTTTCTGAATCTCCCTTTGGAGGAACATATTTTATGCTTGAAGTATCAAATGTTACTTGAAGAACTCGTGTTTCATTATACTTGTTGTTCATGATTTCGATTGGATTTAAGGTATTTATGAGATCTGGAATGCGTTTGCTGATGAGGTCATTGTATGAGTCTATATGATGTCTTGTGAGGTATAATTTATTGGTCTTATAATAAGTATCAATTATATCCCATGGTTCCACGAACATTATAGAGTATTATAATAAAGAATGATAATATATTAAAAATAATGATACAAACTTACAATGAACAACTTGAATTTGTTAATATCATCTCCAATAAAGGTTTTCAAATCATCAATGGATGTTAATCGAACCCGAAATTTGTTATCGTGATTATAGGTAGACGAGAATGAGTGTAAGATTGTCCCGAAGAAAATCATGAATCGCTGAAAGGTATACTCGCTGAATTGAGATAAAATTATATTGAAATTCAAAATATCGTTATCCGATTTGACATACTTTTTGTAATTTTCTAGAAATTCAGTCCACTGTTCATTCAATCGGTATATACGTTTTATGTTCTCTCGGTCTATATTGTTGATGTTTAAATCGACATACTTCCAAAGGTAGTTTTTAACTAATTGTTCTGATGATTCAATCATACCTTAAATACTGTTTATTATCATTTGTTATTTTAAAATTTTGAGTTTCTCAACGAAAGAACAACGTTTATCTTTTGCATCATAATTTTTTTCATTTTTCGTGTCTCTGTGTTGACAATTTTGTGGTAATCCTTTTTAGAATGGCGTTCTCGTTTGGGTATATTCATGTATATTTCATCAATTACCATCAAGAAGGATTCATAAAGATCTTTCATGTTTTCAACGCGTGATTGGTCATACTTGTCAATAATTATGTTGTAGTATGTCTTCAAAAAGTATTCCAACAATACTACGATCCGTACAAATGATTCCTCGTAATACCGATTCAAGAAACCGATAGAAACAAGGGGTTCATTCAATGAATCCGTCATCAATATATATGGGAACTTTTTAGGAACCTTCATTGTGACATGATTGTTGTAACTTAGTTGTCTCAATGTGATTTGTTTCAGAATAGTTTTGAGTTTTTTTCCTTGAGAGTATTTTGTTTTGTGTTTGTTCAAAGTGCTATACATAAAAACAGATATTAAACAGACACAAATGAAGACAAAAAAGTAATTGCGATACGTGTATAAATTGAACACTATAAAAAACATTGCAATTCCTATAAAAACAAATGGATTGTAATGGGTATCCGGAACCATATTTAATCAAAGGAATATAAAATTAAAACCATAGTTGACACTGTTACAAGAAAAATACCTATTGGAATGTACCTGTCTGTTGATATGATTTTAGAAATGTGTTTTTGTTCCTGAATATCCTTAATGATGTCGATGAGTTCAATATATGTGTTATACACAATCTGTCTCAATGATTTGTCAATGAATGAACCTGATTTACTAGAAGCTTCTTTTTGATTTACAACCTTGTTCACAACATCAAGAACGGTTTGTTCTTTCTTCATCAACTTTGTATACGTATCATCACTATTCGATATGAATCTCTTTGTTGCGTCGTAAAATAACTTTTCATATTCCAAATTTGCCGTCATTCTCTACAATATATTCATATAATTATAAATCAAATCAAATCGATTAGGTCAACATGTCCCAATAAATGCCTTCTACAACAAATCTTTTTGATGCCCATTGTGTCTAAAATCTTGCCTTTGTATGAATCCAAGAAAAATGAATCTTTGAGTGTGTTCGTGTTTATGTCTTCCAATGAGAACTTTTTATTCTTCTCATTTTCTTCATGTTCTTCTACTTTACGTTTGTAGTGATTCCATTTGTCGGCAAGAACTTTGTGGCAGGTGAAACAGCGGATAGGAATAATCATGGTTCACAGTGATTTTACAATATACAACATATAATTAAATCAATTTTTCTATAGGTGTAACGAATCACTTTGGTTAAATTTTTCAAGAAGAATCCTGTTTTTGAGCAATGAACTGCGATTATCGATCTCAATACCATTCGTTTCATACATTTGTATAGCTTGTTCGAAGAGTTTTTTACTTTCATCATACTTTTTAATCTTCATATTATACAAACCATTCAGATGAACGAAATCTGCGTTTGATAACGCATTTTTCGTCGACATTATTTTATTAATTTTTTGTATGTTTTCATCAGTCAAATTGTCTGATTCTAAAATAGAATACACAAACTTATAATCTTCGTTGAATATTAACACATTGTTTACTTGAATACTACTTAGGTATTTTCCGGTTTTGCTTCCATCACCTGTCAAATTAGGATAGCACTTATATATTTTTTTACTATCGATTTTATTCATCACAAAACTCAATTGAATGTTAAACTCAAAACGAATGGGAAAGAAATCAGTCATCAGTTCTTTTGCAAACTCTCGGTTTAACATATACCCGTCACAACAGGGCAGTATGAGGTTATTAATATTCATAGGTGTAACTGTTAAGGTATTCGTCTGCAATACATTCTCCGATGGTTGACTCACATATACAATATCCCAACTCATATCTTTTAATTTGAAAATCAGCATATCAATCTGAGAAAAAAACTTATCGGAATACACAATATCATCTTCGATCACCAAATTGATGTCGTTCTCTTTGCTTTTACTGCATTTTTGGATTGCTTTGAAATGTTTTAACGCGTTTGAAATATTACGAGGTGAAAGTTCTTTCAAAAACCTATTAAAATAAGATAAATTGACGTCTTGAGAAGGTTCAATTTTCAATAAGTTTTTTATTGAATGTGTATTAATTGTCTCTGGGTCGTGATCGATTATGATTTCAATATTCACGTCCAGTTTAGAGTATTCTTTCGCCATTTTTTGTAATGTTTCAATGTTTTCTTTACGTGCAGTTAATTTTGTGTAATGAATAACAAAGATGTTCAGCATGAGTTTCTTTATTGAAGAATATAAAATTTTCTTTATGAAATGAACTCGATGAGTAAAAAAGTGAGTCAAAGAAGGGTTTTGGTTTAAAAAACTATACCTTATAAATAATACAAATACAATGGAATTTTGTGATTTTTGCGAAAATATGTTGTATATTAAATGTTCTGACACCGGAGACGCTAAAAATGAAGTTGTGTATCATTGCAAAAATTGTGAATCCATCAAGGAGCTTCCAACAAACTCTATCGCAACGTTCGCAGAAAAGAATTTCGAAGTCACGAGTCAAGTCACGAACGATCACTTCATGAATTCAAATATAGAGTTTGATCACACGATTCCTCATGTTAATAATATGGTGTGCCCAAACAAAAACTGCACAAAAGAATCGAATGCTGAAAATGATGTGATGTATGTGAAAACAGACCCAATAAAATTATCGTTCAGTTATTACTGTGTTCACTGCAAACACTTCTGGAAAAACAGTTAGACTAAAAATAAAAAATGATTTTAAAATAATAAAACAGTATTGAGCAATGAATAGTACATCCATAATAATTCAAAAAGATGATGAGACATACGATTCGTTTATCAAAAAGTATGATACGTCAAAATACATGTCAAAAAATATAATGACAAAATATGAAAAAACGAGTGTATTGGGAGTCAGAATGGAACAATTAGCCATGGGTTCACCGTCTACTCTTGATCAAAAAAGTCTTTCAACGAAGAAAAGCGTTAGAGAAATCGCTGAAGAAGAACTTGTTCAAAATAAGTTGCCTTTAATGATTTGTAGAACATTACCAAACCAAAACGAGGAAATTTGGAAACTAGAAGATCTTATTATCGTTTCGTGATGTTATCATTAACCAATTCTCCAACGATTTCCACAATTTAGACATGTAACAAAAATCGTTGAACTTTCATCAGCACTCCGAACTTGTAGTTCGTAGTAACTACATTCTCTTTTTTTACACTTTCCACATTTGAACAAGTCTGTCTTTGCAACCTGTTTGCTATTGTAGAAGTTTTCTTCCTGTTTCATGTACTTATCTAATATGGTAGTCCACGCTTCTGGAAATACATTTGTTGAATCCATGAATGGAACATCGTGGGGGAAAAACTCATTGTCAAGCAGTCTACTTTTTAGTCGCTTGTTATTCATGTAAGAATTTTCGTTTATATTATCAATCATAGAACGTGTTTTTTGAATATATAGTTTAGAAAACATTTTGTCATTCCAAGATTTATGAAATCCATTTTTCTGGGCATAATCTATACAAAAGTTATAGACACCTTTCTCCAAGTCATCGGACAAAAGTTTGCTCAGTCCGGTTTCCTTCTGAATGACTTCAACAATTTTATCTCTCTCCATTAGACTTATTTATAAAACAAGTTTCAGTTTTATATCAGTTTTTAAAAGGATTAAAAAAAACTGATTTAGCAAAAAGAATACTATAAAAGACAGAGACATCGAATAAAATGCTGGAGAGTAAAGAATCTTGTAATTATGTTGATATTGTTTTGTACAAAAAAAAAATAACAGATTCTGTATACGACATTCATTTCACAAAAAGCGAGTGTGAATCTCTTCTAAATGCTGTTTCAAAACATGATCCTTCAATGAAGGTTTTCAAAAAACATTCTTACAAATATTGTGATGGGTATATCGATTACACACATCATTTTTCTGATGACATTGCCATTGTAACGGCAAATACTGTTCTAGAAATCAACAAAGAACATGATAAATTTTTGATTCAGTACATGAATCGTCAACAACTTCCCCTTCACACATTTCCTTCGAAGCTTGTAGTTGACAGTCAAAGTGACTCTAAAAGGGTATCCGTCAAGATTTTTAATAATATGTTCATTAATTTTGACTCAATCGATTATGGAGACGGTGATGTATGTAATCATATTAATATCAATATCAATCTATCACCATCAAGTGACTTGAATGTACTCAATGACAAACTTCGAAAATATACTAAAATACTTCGTACGGAGTCCATTTGTTAAATTTGCTATTGAAACTACATCGAACATCAAACTCATCCATAAGAGATTTGTTTTTGAACAGTTCAGATAACATTTTACTGGTGCGCAATGAGTTTACACATGCGATCCCAATGAATTTTTTATTTTCGTAGAGTTCGTATACATCTTGTGTTCCTGTGTATTTAATTTTACATACCTTGTGTTTGTTCATAGATTCATTGGATATGAACTGGTTATCCTCACCAATCTTAACTTTTTGTCTAATTTTAACCAAGTTGTCATCGAAGTTAAACAAGATGTCTTTGAATTTTATGAACATTGGTTTGAAAATCACTCCACGAGATGTATACGGAAGGGATTCACTGAACTCCATCAATTCGTGGATTTTATTACACTCAGTGAACTTTTTCACTTGAATAGAAAATAACATCGTTTTATGAGGAGAATAGTTGGTTTCTAATATTGTGTGAATCATATTGATTCTTTTTATCAAATTCATCTTATGTAGATGTATTGATTTATGTACCAACAAGTCATTGATGATATACACCCATCTGGAATGTTTATCTTTGACCATTTCACCATCGAACATCGTGTCCGTGAAAAGAATGGAATCAAACATTGCGAAAACGATTATCATCCTAGGATAAAAATATCCTTGTTGAATCTTTTTGTCGATTAGAACAACTGTATTCACATTGTGAATACACGTCAAAAACATAAAATATGGGTTTCCATTTGATTTTAAGTAAACTAAATGTGGATTCTTTTGAAGTTTTTCAACTGAAACTTTTGAGTCGAAACATTCAAAATGACGCTTGATGATCTTCACACCATACTCATTCTCAATCTTTTCGAGGATATTTTTTTTAACATCATCTGACTTTATGTTCAATGCAGTTTTACCACAAAACGAAATCGTTCCAGTTTGCATGGTGTATTCTCGAATATATGTATAATCTTTTCAAATTTTAAATAACTTTTGAAAAGTTCCCAGTGAGCATAGAATCTATTCCCATTAAACCATCTCCTATGTTGGTATCGATTTGTCCAATGACTTGGTAATCATATAATAACTGTTGTTGATTTTCCGTTTCTATGTCGATTGACTTCGTCACCAATTGATGATGGTTTGAAATTTCTTTGTTATCCTCTGAAGGTTTATTATTCGTAACGCTATTTACTTCAAATACACTATCAAGCGTATTGTTTTTTTCAGATTCATCAAATACAAAGTCATATAGTTCCTTCATTTTTGGATTCGACACGTTCGAATTGGAAGTTCGGGTCATTTCCTTACAATTGTTCGGTACATACTTTTCTACATCTCTCATGACAGAAGGGATCTCGTTTTCACCTTCACGATTAGGCACATATTCTTTTTGGACTTCTTCGTTTACTACTTCGTTTTTTTGGACGGCAACTAGTGTATTATCCACAATAAATTTATTATGGGATACTGGGTTCGATTTAAAACGATTGTTCCCCGATTTCTTATCATACTTTATAAATTCAGAATTATCTTTATTTTGTGAACCCGTATACGTATTTAGAACACGAGTATCTATACGAGATTTTGTTTTCACCAATTCATTGATGATCAAAAAATGAAAAATGATTACAACTAGAAAGAATAAGATAAAATTTTTTAAAACGATTGACATTATTATTTAATGTATATCATTATTATATTTCATGCATGTGTAACCCATTTTGTTATAAAATGTTTGTCGTCTTTTAGCTTGACGCTCAAACAATGGTAATTTATCAACAATATCTACTACCAATGGTATATTGTCTTGATCAGTATATTCATGTTTACGTTGTATTCTACCAACAGATTGCTCGACATCGCTTTTCGATGTAGCGAGAATAAGTGTGTCTAGCTTAGGCAAGTCAAACCCTTCGCTCACCATATTGTATGTACCCAATATGATCTGTTTTGTACTACTCTCAACGAGTTTATCATTTTTCATGTTTCCAACATAAAACCCAGTTTTAGACTCTAACCCATTATTTAAATCAAGTAATTGTTCGTTTATGTCATTCAAATGTTGACGTCTATCACTCAGTATAATGATATTTCGTGTTGGTTCTTTTGATAAAATGTGGTTCAAAACTTCTGCAATAAAACGGGTTCGTTCTTCAAACTCACATTTGTTATTAATCATTTTTGAGTAATTCGGTTTACCGTTGAATATTGTAAATTCACGTGTATACTTTTCTGATGCACTCGAAAATGGTGCAATCAATACGTGAGTGAGTATGCTTGCTTTCTTTGATATTTTGAAAACAACATCACCCATGAACCATTTGAACACTTTTGACAATCCGTCTTTTCGATTTGGAGTTGCCGACAGTCCTAACGTAAACATAAAATTTAGTTTTGTCAATGCTCTACAAAATACTTGGGCACCGATGTGATGACATTCATCTACAATTAGAAAACCAAAAGATGAAAAATGAGACTGTTCATAGTTTCGCATACAAATACTCTGGAGACTTGCGATGACGATGTCACAGTCGATATCCAAAATATTTTGTTTGATTGTACCTACTGACGCATTAGGAAGATATTGTTGTATTCGTTCTTTCCATTGGTTCATTAAAAACTCTTTGTGGACAACAATGATAGTTTTCGCTTTTAATTGCGATATGATATATAATGCGATAACGGTTTTACCAAATCCTGGAGGAAGCTGTAAAATACCTCCCATCTTTAAGGGATCTTTTGCGGCATGTATAAACTTTTCCACTGGCGATTTTTGATTTTCCAGAAGTGAACCCATAAATGGAACTTCGATAGCACTATATTCTGTGAGAGTAGACGTAATAGGCAAACCATAGTTCGTTAATCCAAAATATTTTGGCACAAATAAGTATTTATTCGATTGAAGACATACACAAAATTCCGTATCTTCACTTTGTGCTTGTATGAAGGTGTCATTTGGTTTCACTGTTAATTTTGAAAGGATTTCGTCGACATTAACATCTGACTTCCTCAAACGATACCCATGGATTGAGAGCATCTAAACTATTACTTGTGTGTAGGGTTTATGACTTATATCAAATTTTACACTTGTGACTTCATAAAAAATATGCTATTAATAAAACAATGGAAACGAAAGGTGAATTAATTTTACAAACAGCCCTTTTACTATGGGTTGTATTACGATCTATGAATGTGATTCCGAATTTAGAATTGTACATTACCGAAACGAAGTTTCAAGTTTTGATTGGACTCATACTTTTAGCAATTGCTTTCTTTAATCCGTTAATAGGAATACTGTCAACAATATTATTATTGATTAATTTAAAATCTTCCGCACTGGAAACACTTTTTATTTGCATTGATGAAGAAGATATTACTGGAATCCTATCTACAATCGATGAAGAAACATATAAAAATACGAACAGTATAACAGAAGAAGAAACGGTGTTGAAAATAAAAACAAAACCAGTGGCGAATACACCACCGCCGAAGAAAACAAAACCAGTGGCGAATACACCACCGCCGCCGAAGAAAACAAAACCAGCGGCGAATACACCACCGCCGCCGAAGAAAACAAAACCAGTGGCGAATACACCACCGCCGCCGAAGAAAACGAATGAATGTGATCAATCTGTTTTGATTACACCAGACATGTTACAACGAGCTCAAACTAACGTATATGACACGAAGAACAACTCGTTATTTTTTAACGAAACAGGAGAAAAAGGTGTGAATATTCAAGGCATATATGAATCGATATCTGGATACGATCCAATTTATTAAGGATTTTCTTTATTAGTTAACTTCATATTCCAATAGAATTTATCCCAATTGTATTTTTTTCTCAGCATATTTTGGCGCGTATGTAATAAGAATATACTGAAAAATGTGAACACAAAAACACAGGAAATGCCGATCAGGGCACTATCAGAAATTTGGAAAGAACGTCTGTGTCCAATTTTTTTACCACGAAGGTTCAAACTGGCTAAAACTCCTATAATACTTGCGATTAAGAACCCATATTTTACAAAATGCATATCATTCCTGTTATTTTGAATTCGATATTCGGTCTGTTGATAACTCCTCATATTTACGTAGTTCATGTTGTCATAGTCACTTATGATTGAATCAATAACCTCGTTTTGTTTTGTTATTTCCTTTTGTTTTAATTCTTGGTTGAAATGATGAATTGCTTCTAATGTATTAATGAATGTTGTTACATATGCATCTCTATCATCAACGTTAAAACAACGTTCCGGTAACTCATCGAATGACTCTACAAAAGTTTTTGTTGTCAAACGTTGATACATATCAACCCCAAGGAATACAAACATGACTGTTAAAGATATTCCTGCAAGAATTTGAAATTCGAGGCCTCTTTTAAAATATCCATATCTTCCACTAACATATATGAAGATCAACCCAATAATATAAACGATTAAAGTCACAATGAAAAGAATATTAAGAAGTTTACTCTTAGTGAATTTCTTCTCGACGTTTTTGTTTTTCGCCACCATGGTGATGTACTTATTTTTTTCCGTTTCAAATCTCTTCTTTGACGCAACGATTTCAGGAGCGTCGGTTAAGGAGTCAACGAATTCTGATTTATTTGATTCTGTGCACAAATAAGTATCAACACGGTTGAATAACTCTTCATCCGTCTCCTCTCCGTTCCTAAGAGAAACAGTGATGAGCTTTTTAAAAGCTTTCTGTAAAGAGGGTAATATTGGGTGCTCTTCATTTTCGTTATTTTTTCTAGATAAACTTACTCGTTCTAAACTGTTCACAATTTCTGAATTGTCTTCAAGAAGTGTTCCGTCTAAAAAAAATAAATATTCTGATTTCAACAAAGTTAACACTGTCTGAGAATAATCTGACATTTAATATATATTACATAAATTTTTATACACAATACCTGTACACAATGGCATCGCCGGCACTTTGGGATGGTCGTGTCACCTTCACTATCTCACCAGCTTTAACATCTAGATATCGTGCCATAGGGTCCGTTTTTTGAATAATTGGAAGCATCGTTTTTTGCTTAAGTTGGTATTTGTCAAGAAGATCCTTCACTTCATTTTCGGATAGGATTTCATGTTTGGGTACCAACTGATGTTTGCTGATGTTTATCAACAATTCTTTAAGTCCAAATATTTCCATTCCTTGCTCCCCAGTCAATTCCTTCAAATTTTTGACATTCAACGTATTAATTTTTTCTTTGAAAATGAATATGGTTTTGCATCCAGGAAGAATATTCTTTTTTATTGCGTTGATAATGAATTTTTGATTCATGTGATAAATAACAATTAAATTTTTATTCACTGAAATTGAAAAAACAGGGTTAATTTTGTACATTGTTTCTAATTCAGTTTCTGATATTGCATCCAAATTTGATATGTCAACATTACGATCTTTCAACATTTCTTTTAATGTTATAAACGAACGTACAATTTGTGACAACATTTTATATTTAGTATGATAATAATTGTTTCACTTTTTAAATCTATTTCATTCTTCAGTAATTCTAGATACGACGATAAGATTATATCCTTCCCATCCTTTTTTCCCACGAACATTGTTTATTTTTCCATATCTCTTTTCCATCGCCTCTTGAAAAACGGATTTTTTAATCATTTTGTTTTTGATGTTGTCAACAGTACAATATTCTTTGAACTTCTCAAATAGTTCAGCCATGTCCATAAATGCGTCTTTCGTCTTTTTGATATAGTTGTCACAGAAGTCAGCGAATATATCATTCTTTCTTTGATATTCATTCGTGTATTCCATTACCTCTTTTGGTTCGACGATCGAACCTGATACTTTGTAATCTTTATAATACCGCAACAATATAGTCATAAAAGTTTCTTTCCACGCTTCAAATTTATAGGGCAATTCACGGTCAATTTTGAATTCAGTTGAAGTATTTGGGTCCGGATTATCGACAAATTTTGATGTGAATTCAACCCTGCGAATACGTCTCCAAGTTCCACCGTCATCTGGTGGGATAGAAGGCATATGGTTGCATGTCAAAATCATTTTGAACATGGGTTTGAACTTGACGGGTTCTTTAAATAATCCTCGACATTGGATTTTATCTCCACCAGTCAACTCTTTCATTAGACCTACATTCAGACGTTCATTCTCTTCTGGTTCTTGAAGGATGCCAAACCGTTTTCCTTTTGCAATCGCAAGCTCACTGTTTGTAGCCGAAGAACCCACCCGCTTTTGAGTTAGCAACGAAACGTTGAAGATACACGAATAGTCACCAATTGCATTCTGGAACAATTCCACAATTTTGCTTTTACCGTTTGAACCAGACCCAGTCCATATATGGAATTTTTCATCCCGATTGGACCCATCTAACATACTTGCAAACAATGTCAATACGTATGTTCTAACACTCTCGATGGTCAGAACTTTTTTCATGAAATCCATTATTTGTTCGATATAAGGATTTGATTCGTCGTATTCGATATAGTTTATTCCTGTACTCAAGTGAACATAATCTTCGGGTCTTCCTTCTCTGAACTCATCATTTTCGAGATCATAAACTCCGTTTTCAAAACATAACAAACTAGGGTTGCTGTCTAATTTCTCTTCGAAACCTGGTTCATAAAACATACCTGAACATTCTTTGTACATCTTGTCCTTCACAAACGAAGTGTTTTTTAATTTTCCAGCAATCTTTGTAAGAATGTTTTGATTATCCTGAATCACTTTTTGTTCATTCGGTTCCGATGTTTGAGCTGCTTTCATTGATTCTATATTAATATACTTCTGATACATTTGCCATAACGTTTGGGGAATTTCTTTATAGAATAGCGTGTACCCTCTTTCGATTTGATGCCATCTGTGATTCTTATATTCATACCAAACTTGATGTTTATGCGAAGCGCATCGGTATTTATGTCGGAACATTCTACAAATCACCATCGCAATATCGTAATCGGTACCGCTCAAACTTTTGTATATAAATCCAGACAAGTCCTCGATAATTAGTTTTTGATACTCATCAGGATTGTCATGTTTAACCCACATATGTAATGTACCGATACCAAGACCACCTTCACGCATCCGATACCAAATCTTTTCGCAAGCGCCAACCTCATACTTGGCTGAGTTTTTACTAAAGTCGTCCCAATCTTCCAAAAGGGAAATATCAATGTTTCGCAAACACCATCCTACACGAATCCAATCTTCATATCGATTTGATCGGTCTGGTGAGAGAAGTTTCACAAACTGTTTCACAAGAGTCAACTCTTCACTAGATGGTGTAAACGAAGAGTTATTATGTGGTTGAACAATTTTGCTGTACAAACGTTTGTTTTTTGTTTTTTTTTCAACAACATCGAGAAGTTCTTGTTTGCGTTTTTGAATTTCTTCAAATTTATCGTCACGAAGTTTGTTCTCTACAAATTTGTTTCGAATGGATAATAATTTGATATATTCTGTATTATCTTGTGCCAATGATTCAACGTGTAACTCTAGTTCTGAATCAACTCGGAAAATGTGTGTCACTTCGTATCGTTCGCAACCAGGTTTAGTACTTCCATACATTTGCCAGTTATTTTTGTCAATAACACACTTGTCAAAAATATCATCAATAGAATTCGTGCTTCCAATATCAGCAAAAATGTCGTCAATATCTTTGAGAACATTTTCCCGAATTTGAAGTTGAGTGATTGTGTGTGTAACCACGTTAGGAATCACAATATGAATTCCATCCTTTACTAATGATTTCGTTTCAATAATAAATGGTTTGGACTTTTCCAGAACATAAACCATTATATCTTCATTCATCTCTATATATTTGTGTATTTCTTCAACATATCGTTTGATGACTTTCGTAATATGTTCTAGTGTATATTTTCGCTCAGTGTCAGTCACTGGAAAACGAAAATCGAAATCAATCAAAATTGGTGAAATTTCACGATGTTTTTCTGTTAAATACAATTCGCAACCACTTGAAAATGCGTCTGAATACAATTTGTAAAATCTTTCCATGTCTTCCGCTTGAATATAATATGAACCTGCAGGTGATGTTATACTTGTGTGGGTAAAAGATGTATCTTTTATACTCTTCATATTACCTAAAAACTGAGTCAATCTACGTTTGATTTCTCCAAGCGACATGTTAAATTAAATATGACGAATATTTTTAATTGAATTTAAATTTTGAAATGTTCATTTTTTTTTCATGCTTAATAGTAATCTGAACGTCGTATGTATTGTTCACCACATTCTAAGAGAACATTCGGTACACATGAAACCTGTTTCAGTAAGAACCAACTTATATCTATTTCTAAAAAGTTACAGTTGAAAATATCTCCACAAAAGAACAAAGCATTGATTTGGAATGCAATCAACGAAAAAATGGCATCCATTTGTTCTCCTAAGGACGAGACATGTTGGATTCGCAAATTAAATATTGATGCATCCAAATCACATGTTCCAAAATCACCACCTAGTTGGAAAACAAATCCTTACGAATGGTTAACATCTAGCGACATTTTTAATGTGATGATACAATACGAACATCGGTATCGGTCTTTTAAATTTATAGGAGTATTTCCAATCGATTTTGGTTCAAAAACCATTTCAGGAAGTTGCATATCGAACGAGTTGTGTGAGATTCAATTCAATCGAATAAAAAATAAAAATCAATTCGGAATTGTTTTTAATCTCGACAAACACTATCAATCGGGTTCACATTGGGTGTGTGTGTACATCAATTTAAAAAAAACATCGAAAAATTACGGTTTTTTCTTTTTCGATTCAGCAGGATCCCCGATGCCACAAGAAATTCGTGTTCTTTCAGAAACTGTGAAAGAACAAGCGAATGATGATAATTTTAAAATTTATCAAAATACCATTCAAAAACAATTTAAGAATACAGAATGCGGAATGTTTTGTTTATATTTTCTCATCGAAGCGCTTAAAAAGAAACACATTAAAGATATTTACAATAACTCGGTCAGGGACGAAGAAGTACACAAGCTTCGTAGAGTTTTATTCAGAAAGTAAATCCTGCAGTTTCTGTATATTTACGTCCTTGTTTCATCATGGTTACAATCAACTCAAACCGATGTTCTTTGTTTTGAAAATCGTACGCATTGCCATAATAATCAACAAATTTGAAACTCAGAGAAGACATGTCTGGAATAGGTGGTGTGAATGATTTGCGAACCGGCTCTGTATTTAATGTGGACAACCATTTATCATTATTTTCCAGTCGTAGTATCGCAAAACATTGATTGGATGCATTATTTGGACTCAAATATAGTTTTGCACGAGACAAGAACATTATGATATAACTTTCGTTTCGTAAATCAACTGGATACGGTGCAGTGATTTCATACGTAGCGGATTGAATGGTATATTCTTCGGGGGAAAATCCAAGTACACGCCCTATACTACGGGACATATAATCATACACATCATTGTATTCATCAAACTTTCGAGGGATTGCGTTTTTAAAATTCAAAGAAAATGGTGTTGTCGATGACGAAATAGTTATTTTTGATGTATTTGGATTGAACTGAACATTCCAACTTGTATTCGGAAATGATGTACTTATTTCTGTCTCTAGTGTTGTTGACAAATCTGTTCCATCATATTTACCAGGTGGTATTTCCACAGAAGTATATGTAAGATTCGTTCCTGGAGGATCGATGCTGATGTGTAAAATGTTGTTGTTTGGTGTTATATTATATTCGTTGAAAGGAAAATCAGAAATAGCAAGTTCTATACCAACTACGTCTTGCAACCCTTCATCAATTCGAATCGTATACTTGTTCGGATTTGGATATCGTGTAGTGTTCCTATCTCGACTATCTATAATAAGTCTTTTTTTCCGAAAAATATCTTTGTTTTCTGGTGGAGGAATAATCGCATGATGTTTAAACAATTCCATTGTTTGTGTTTCCATCAGAAATATTTATATAAAAATATAATTTAATTTAAGTTTAATAATGACGGACTTTCTATCTGTTGAGAATATGAAATCTATTATTGGTTTGTTGAAAACGTTTTTCATTTCAAAATATGGTATTGATATCGAAAACACAGATATTCGATTGAAACCAATTTTTCTTAACATTATGAAGCGAGTGGATGAAGATCGCTCAAATAAAAATATGTCATCCATGGAGAAAACAAAATTAACTTTACGAATCGTGAAGGAGATTGTCAAAAAAGAACTGAATTTACATGTTAATCGTGACGATGAATTGTACCCAGACAGAGATGTTGTGATTAACAATTTAAAAACAGAATCTGTTGAATTCTCGACAAACGATGACGTTGCCAACCAGATGAAACTGTTGGAAGAATCCCGAAAACTTGATACATCAGTTGCTCCAGATATTGACGAATCCCTCAAACCAATTGAAGATTCGATCATTGATGAATCTGAATTTGTTTTAAAAATGAAAGAGTTGGAAACGAACAGGTTGAAGTTCAACGAGAATCTCAAAATATCACAACCTGTTGATACTAGTAATCGTATCGTCGAACATACCAAAGAAAACTCAGAGCGTTTTATTCCCACAGAAGAAAGTATTGACAAAACATTTAACGATGAAAACTCGTCAAATACTTTTAACAATAGCGCAACAAACATGACAACGTCCATTATGGACAACACCACAGAACGATCTGTGGTGAATAAACCGATTCATGAAACAGACCCAAAGGCTTTTTATATGCAAGATTTCAAACTTGCAAATGATGATAACAAATCAAATATCACTCAACATGATTTGAAGTCTTCGCCAGTTCTCATGGTACCCGATGCAAAAATATCAGCAGATACATCACATGTGAAAAAAATAAAGGTATCCAAATATATATTGATTAACAGCTACGATAGGAACTGGGTGGTAGATAAATATCGGTACAAATATTCAGTTCGATTTCAAGAAAATAAACGTCAAACTAACCGAGTTGCGTACTATGCAAATAATAAAACGGTTCCTTTCACCAAAACAGATACATATGAAGGAGTTCCAAACACCAATGGTTGGATCGACAAAAACGGAACAGTTCATGGTCCATATGACAATACATTGGAATCTGGTGAGCTTCTAGGATATGAAGAGTTTTCAATCAGCATTGATCAAGACGCTAGTATATCCAATCACTTGAAAGACATTTACAGTATTTCGGTTACCAACGTAACCATTCCTTCTGAACTATTCCACATATTGAATAATTCATTGAACATTAACTCAAGTCGATCCACAAATGATTTCAATTACAATTACAGTTTTCCATATATTTTGTGTAACATTGAAGAGTTTTCAGATTTATACGATGGAACGGATACAACTATCCGCCAATCGTTTTGTCAATTGCAATATCATGATTTTATGAAAACACCAAGTGGACGTGGATATATTATTTTGAAACCAGTTCAAAATGAAAAGAAAATCTTTTACCCGACACCACTTGCGACGCTTCCAACGCTTCATATATCATTGACAAAACCGAACGGTGAACTGTTGAATAATTCGATTGATGGTGTTGAAGTGTTTTCTATCGATGTGAGTCAATTGTATTATTTGAAAATAACAACCTCTAAATACTTTAACAAAGACTCTTTTTGTAAGGGAGATTATATTCGGATCAGAGAGTTCACAATTTTCAAACTGCTCAATCTCAAACCTGATTCAGAAAATGTTCCTTCTATGGGAACAGACGATGAAATCAAACGATTGATTGATTTCATAAACAAAAAAGAAGGTCATGTGATATACGACATTGGAAGTCCAAATGATGACGGATACTACAATGGGTTTTATATATATGCACCTGGTTTTTTCGATGATGAAATCGGTTCATTTGTAGTTGACGTTGGACTCACGAACACATTGACAACATTCAACGAATACATAAAAGAAGAAGACTACGAACATACAAACATCAAAGCAAATTTCAAGTACGGCTATATTCTCAACATGTCTTTACAAAATACTATATCTCTCACCGTTGAAGTCTTTAAACACGACGCTAGCGTGATAAATACAGTGAATGTCACAAAAACATTAAATTAAACAAATTAATTATATTTTATATAAGAAAACTATGCTACAACAATCGACAAAAAAATATATATACTTTACCATGGAAGTTTTGTTCATAGCCTTGATCGTTTATATTGTGTATTTGTACACAATAACCTGTAGAAGTACATTGTTTTTAGAGTACAATACCAACATAACGAACTGTGTTAAATACAATGTCATCTCTTCGGATGGAAGTACGCGCATTTTAGGCGAATACAATGGACCGACAAAAAATTACAAAGGACATCTTGTCATTGAATTTACATGTAACTACAGCGATATTGAAAAGATGAAATCAAATGCAACGTTTTATTTAAAATCAGAAGTGAATATTAATAATCCCCAAAAAATGAATGTATCACTGATTCGTACTTGGAATGAACTTTTGAAAGGTGACCGAATCGATGCGACTATATTTGTTCAGTTACGAAATATGAATGTATCGTCTATTAAATACATTCCACAAAAAGTAGATGAGGAAACTTATTAGAATAGCATAGTTATCTTGTTTTGATGATTCTAGTGACTTATTTTTATGATTGAATGAGAATTGCAATGAAATCGAAACGATGAATCACTCTTTTTCTAGAAATGAGTATAGTTGTGAAT